GGGGGGGGGGGGGACATGACCACATCAGAGATGGTGAAAAAGGCAACGAAGGCAGGGGGTTATTTCAAGTTCACTGGCCCGCGCATGGTTGACGGAATACTGACCCCAACCACGGTAGAGGCGACTCAGCGCGACGTAGACACGCGCACGGGCGAGAAACTGGCAGAGACAGCCACTGACTTCTTCTTCCACGTCTACCAGCAACGAAGCAAGATGGTTTCCCGCGACGATGCCGAGAAACTACTCGCTGAGATGGTTTAAGAGGAGTGCAAAATGGGCGGTAAAGGTTCAGGCGGCAAGCGCGACGGTGCAGGCCGTCCCAAGGAAATCCCCACGCATAAAATGTCCATACGCGTGACGGATCATGAGCATGAGACGCTGCGGCAGAGGGCGAAAGCGGCAGGGGTGACGGTGACGGAGTTTATTAAGGTGCGGACGATAGGGGGGGAGGGGTGATAATTGCCAGTGTAGACCTTCCTCAAGCTTTCAAAGATTTATCCATAGTCGTTTTTTGTGCAATTGTCCTTACTGCCGCATGGAGGTCTAACAGTGATGGAGATGACGGGTTCCACTAAGCTGACGGTGGCATGGTTCAGTGCAGGGGTTTCCTCTGCCGTAGCGACAAAACTAGCGATAGATCAGGTTGACCGCGTGATTTACACGCACATAGACGACCAGCACGAGGACAGCATACGGTTTGTAAGGGATTACGAACAATGGTTCGGCAAGCCCATTGAGATACTGCAATCCCCATACAAAACCGTTGAAGCCGCTTGCATGTCCAGGCGATACATAAACGGGATAGCGGGTGCGTCTTGCACGGGAATGCTTAAGCGTGACGTGCGGAAACGCTGGGAATACGAGCAGCCGCTTGACGTGAAGTTGAGGTATGTGTGGGGGATGGATTGCAATGAGAGGAAACGCAGAGATGATCCCGATCATGGGCTGATAGTTAGTATGCCGAACCAGGAACACATTTGTCCACTGATAGATGCCAACATAACCAAGGAACACGCACATGAAATACTTCGCGCTAGCGGCATCAAGCGCCCCATTATGTATGAGAAGGGATATCAAAATAACAACTGTATCGGGTGTGTGAAGGGGCGTATGGGGTACTGGAACCGCATACGCCGAGACTTTCCGCTAGTGTTCAAGGCGCGGGCTGAGATGGAAAGAGCTATAGGTGCATCCTGTATCAACGGGACGTACCTGGATGAGTTGGACCCGGCAGCAGGGAGGAAAGACAAAATGATAATGGGTGAGTGTGGGATACTTTGCGAACTGATGGCGATTTAAACCGTGTGCGAATGCAGCAAAAAAGACAGCGGGCGCTAGGAGGGAGAGCGCCCGCTTTGCCAAAGGGCGAGGGGAAGGGTTAAGTATGCTGAACGGCCTTGACGTAGCCAGCCATAAAGTGATCTTTGACCTGTATCAGCCGCGAATCGCCATCCCTCAGCGTCACCGGTTCGCACCTGTGGCTGTAGAGGAATTTTGGCACTTCCGGCACAGGGTCATCGTCCCTCACGACGCGGATGTGGTCCAGAGCGGGAGCGCGGCCAAATCGCCAGTACACGCGAGGGCTTCCGAAAGTGACCACTTTGCAGCCAGTATGCTCCGCTAGCAGCGTTGCCAGCGCCCCGCCGAGGCTGTGACCGGTAGCTATCACGTTGGCGTTTTTGGCGGTTGGCATCCCGCCTGTGCAGAGTTCACGGTATGCCCTGACAAAGCCCTTGTGAGCGAGATAGCCACCACAAGAGCGAGCGGGGAAGAATCGAGCATCCGTCAGCCAATTGTCGAGGTTGGCGGTGCCACGGATGCAGACGATGGTGCCGTGATCAGTATCGAAAACGCCATACCGCAAGTCGCCCACGGTAGTAAAACCATCGGCTTTATCGTCGTAACTGGCAGCGCAGAGAGTGGCGCAGGTTTTTATCATATCGGGCTCCTGTAGCCGAGAACGTCCGAAATGGGGTAGCGGGAGACGCGGACCTTATCCCCCTGGTTGCCTCCCACGCAGCGCACAATGCCGTTGCTGATGTCGGGATGGTCGCAGAAGGTGACATGACCAGCGGGCGGCTTGCCACGCTTCAAGACCACCACACAGCCGAGAATGGGCTTGTCAAGCTTTACCCCCCAATCAAGGAAAGAGCGTGCGTTGGCAAATCCGGTACCTTTCATCCCCGCCGCATTGCAGACCCAGTTTGCGAACGACGCGCACCATGGGACCGAATCCTTACGGGCGCGGAGAGTGGTGAACGCGGCATATTCGAGGATGCGCGGATTGTCGCCTTCACCCGCTACCTCTTGCACGCCCAATTCGGCGTGGGCGGCTTCGTGGAGTTTCTTACAGGCTTCTTCTCTGGTCATAATCCCCCCTTATCGCAGAAAGCCCATGAACAGCACTTGGATTGTCTTCCCATCCGCGATATTGGCAGTGGTCAGCGGATACGCCGCGCCGGTCGCAGCATTATAAAATTGCAGGCAGAGGCGCGCTTTCGATGTTCCGTTGACGTCTATCGCGTAGATCGCCGGCACCACCGTTAGCGCCGTGCCGCAGGAGTTGAGCTGCACCGCTGCCATGGTCAGACAGTTGGCCGTGATCTGCGCGTTTGGCGTGTCGAGCCAAAACGTGTTGGTTGACGCAGATCCTATCTTCCCGCCGGCTACGAAAGCCGTGCTCGCGTCGGTCCCTGTCGGCGTGTTGTTCCATGCGTAGGCCGCGTCGGTGATCATATCGTCAAGAGTGGCCGCCCCGGTGCCATAGGTGTCTTGGAACCGATGCTGAAGCGTGCTGGTGTTGTTGGCGATCGACAGCACGAAACTCTGCAGCTTCTGGTTGGCAACGGCGAACGTGTTTCCCGCCAGCCACATGTCAGAGGAGTAGTTACCCTGCCCCGCGTAGCTCTTGCCCGATGCGTTGCCGCCGAAATAGGTGGAGCCTGATTTGATGTTGCCGTTCGTGATGATCGGCGCGTCACCTACGTGAAAGTAGAATTTCAGGTTGTCGATCTTCCACGTGGTTGAAGAGGGGTCCATTTCGATCAGGTGCGGGTGCGTTGCTCCTGCGGTCGGTGCCAGATACACGCTTGAGATGTGCGTGTTGCCGCTGAAGTAGATCGGAACCACGCCCTCATCCGTCGCCTCGACCTCAATCGCGCCGATTTGCGTGTCCTGAAAGTTGCACGCGGCTTGCAAGGTAGTCGCGTCGTAGCGGGTGACGGTGAATCCCCTGCTCTGCATCGACTCCACATGCCCGACCATGTTACCGGTTCCGATGATTTGTACGCCGCCCGTAGACTGTGCCATGATGCGCCCGAACTGTCCCACGTTGGCGTTGATGTCGATACCGGGGAAGCCCGCGGGGAAGTCGCGCACCCACACGTTATCTATCAGCCCCTCAGTACCGAAAACGCCAGTGCCGCCAAGCGTGTATCCGAGTTTCAGCCCGCCCGTGTAAGCCTGGTCGCGCCCGTAGACGGCAAACTCGCGCAGGGTGATCTTCGCCGCATATCCCTGCTCAGTTATCGCGGTCCCTGTGCTGCCCGTTTTGGCGATCAGGTTGGTCGAGTGGATGCCGGTACCTACCACCGTCTTGAGCGTCGGGAGGGTGAGGTTGCTGAACAGGTAATTACCGGAAGAGAGCTTCGTCGGCGTCGCGCAGTTGAACGATTTCTGCAGTGCAACCGTCGAGTCCGTCCCGCTGCCGTCCGTCGCTGCGTCGGCTACTGCGCCGTACCATTCAGGGTGATCCCACGGCGTATTGGGTCCGTAGGTGATTGCACCGGTCCCGTTGAATATCTGTGCGAGCGGCCAGCGGGCGGTGCTGCCAAGGTAGGCAATCGTGTACGCGCCGTGATTGATCTTCGCCCCGTTGACCGGTAGCAGTTCGATGTTGGAGGGAATGGAGATGTTCCCCGCTATCGTCAAGTCCGCGCCGAATTGCAGCGTTGCCCGGGTGCTGCCAATCGTAGCCACTGCAGCGGCGAGAGTGTCGCAGCCGGTGGTATATCCGACCACGTAGACAGACACGGCGGCGGCGATTGCGTCATCTACTCCGCTCGCAGGGTCCACTACCTGTATGTTGTCGCGGTCGTAGACGGTAACGCCCGCGCTCGTCTTGATCAGGATCCGGTACAAACCATCCCCAAAGAGTGCCGCCGTCCCGTTGCCGTCGAGCGTGTAGGGGTTCGCCGCCTGGATGGTCTTCGCCCTGTCGAGCCAGATGATTTTCAGCTCGTCGGTCCCGGCTGCGTAGGCGTAGACTGATCCGCCAGTCAAAGCGCCCGCAGAGGTCCGCACTTGGGATAGCAGGAAGTCGATGGATTGTGCGTAAGTACTCATGTCATGCGCTCCTTGTGGCGCTCCTCGCACCGTGCGATGTGTTCCGCCAGCGTCTTTTCAGTGACGGCTTCCCTGGTCTGCATCGTGTCCAGGCGGCTAATTACTCGGTCAAATCCGGCCTTGGCGAGATAGGTCAACGCTCCAACCATCAGCGTTATAAGCGATAGCAAACCGGCGATAGCCCCGGTCATTACCCACCATGCAAGCTCAGGTGTTGAAGTAGGCATTACGGCTCCTTGCGGGGTAGTGCAGGGGCCGTAGCCCCTACAGTTAGGCTTTCTTCGTGCCGGGCTTCTTCGGCGGCTTCGGGGGCCTCGGTGCCATGGCCGTTTTCATTCCTTTACCCATGCTCATTCCTTTACCTTTCATTTGTGGCTCCTTTCTGGTTGTGGTGGTATACTCCTAAATCAGGAGGTGGTGTCTATGTTTGCTGATGTTCTGTTCGCAGGTTTTATCTTGATCGTGCTAATTGGTATGCAGGCTGATTGCTAGTTGTCGGTTATGGTCGCTGCCGTTACAGCCAAGGGTTTAATCGCCTGCTTGCTTGCAACAGCGCCTTTCATCCCCTTGCCCCACATGCGCAAAAATTCGCCCTGAACACGCGGCGACGATGCAGCCATGAGTGCGCCGAATGACGGGTCAACCATCCTTGTGACTGCCGCACTGCCAATTATTGCGGGTCCGGTGCCAGCGAGCCCGACCGGCATCACGGAATTGTGTGCGTAACCGGCGATTGCTTGACCCAACTCCTCCCCGCCTTCTTTGCCGAGAATGTCCACCAGTTCCCGCCGCAGTGCAAAGTTGTCTTTCATGGCAGACATGAGCCGCCTCAAGGTCTGGTCGGCAACGATGCGCCCCGACATTCCCTGTTTTCGCAGCATAAGCCCCGCTTCCACGTCCTTGATAATCTTGGTCGCTTCGGTGTATCCCTTGGTCATTTCGTCGTATTGCGGGACGTTCGCTACAATGGTGTCTTTAACTTTGTTGCGGAGTTGCGTCACAAACTGCCGCGCTTGGGAGGAGTCGGAGTAGAAGTCGTCAAGTTGCCGCTTCAGCGTGTCAAGCCCGAGCGCAGTGTTATCACCCTGCTTTGTTCCCCACGCCGAAACCGTTTCGATTATTTCCTGTATGTCGTTGCGTCCTGTCTTACCCATTGCAATTCGGGAGGTGTCAAGCGCACCGGTCGCAGGGTCGATCTTGACGTTGTACTTCTGCATCAGACTCACCACTTCACCCTTGACTGGTCTGAGGTCGATAGGTGCAGAGTTCTGCGCAATTTCCTGTAAATGCCCTTGGTATGTGGACGTTCTGGCATCCTTGAGGCGGGTCAACGCAGTGCGGGCGGACTCAACTATGTCCTCACCTGAAATCTTGCCGCGCAACGCCTTGTCGTAGGTCGTTGTGCTCTTGAGCGGGTTGATGCTATTGGTCGGCTGCATCCCGCTTGCGATTGCCTCCTCTACGGCTCCTGTACCTGTACCGGATAGACGCCCGAGGAGCGGCTTAGTAGCCTTGCCTAGAAACTTCGCAGTACCACCGACAACGGGCGGGATTACCTTTGCCGCTACCTGCCCCCCCATCTCAAATGCCGCGCCGGTCCCGATGTCCTTGAGCGCCCGCACTGTCATCTGTCCCGCCGTGCCGCCTGCGGTCCCTTCGATGTTGTCGGCAATGTTCTTGCCCATGGCATAACCGAGTCCTGCGCCGGTCACGCCTCCCACTGTTGCGCCTGGAATGGAGCCTATGCCAAGTCCTGCCAGTGCGCCCCCTGCTGCGCCGATGATGCCGCCGCCTACTGCTCCCCCTGCCTCAAGGGTCGGTCGGGCGATATTGGCGAGAGTTTGACGAGAAGGGAGAGCTTCCTTTGCGCGGGTGAGCAGAGTACCCTCGTCGGCTACGAATTTCCGTCGCATTTGCTCAGTTTCAGCGGGGGAGTACTCTTTACGGGAGGAGGTCCGTGCCGCGCTGAACACTTCCGCCATATCCGAATCTGTCGGCGGCGCATCTCCCTCCCATTCAAAGGTGACGGTCTTCTTGGTCGCGTTGTCCTTTACGGTGTACCGTGCCATTACTTCACCTCGATGATGGTGAACCTGCCGCCCTTCTTGGTTTGTCCCTGTTTCGGCTGTGCGTTGCCCTTCTGCGCCGGTTTGTTGCCGCTCTTGACGCTCTGCGGCACTCTGTAGCCGCCCTCTTCGTAAATGTCCATCTTGCTGTCCATGAGTGTTGAGGCGTACTGGATCGCGTTAGACATCTTGCGGTCCCGCACTTCGGGAGTGTCGCTTGTGCGCGGGAATTCTTTCTTAAACCGCTGGTACTCGCTCTCGGTGACAGCCGCGCCGGATCGGAGCTTAAGCATGATGTTCTCTGCCGTCTGCATTTTCTGCTGAAGGTTAACAAAGTTGTCAGATGCGAGCCCGACCTTTGCGCCGAGAGATTGCAAGCGTCCTGAAACGGGTCCGGTATCGATTCCGCCGCCCTTGAGCAAGTCGGACGCTTCCGCCAGGACATCTTTGACGCGCTTCATGTCTGCGATGGATTCCAGTTGGCCAGCGGGGAGGATTTTGCCACCTGTGGGCTTGCCGCCCTGCATCGTATCGCGGGTTCCAGACTTCGCCGCCCGCCTATCTGCCGCGGCTATCTGCTGCGCCGTGCGCCGGTCCTGTGCCGCGATCTGCTCAGTCTGTAACTTCTGCTGGCTGGCGAATCGCTTATCAAGCAGCGCCTCTTGATCGGGCTTCTCCGGTACAAGCTTGTAAGCAACGAGCTTGACCGGTTGCGATGCATCGCCGGTCCACTCCCCCTCTGTTTCGTAATATCCCGCGGGAAGCGGCTGGCCGGTCGTCGGGTCTTTCAGTTCGCCGTCGCCGAACTGCCGAGCGGCTTTGACCTTCTGCGAGTCCACGAAAGTGAGGTTTGCGGCAATCGGCGCATACTCAGGATTCTGAGAAAGGAAATGCTTCCCAATGTCCGTCTTAACCTTCGGGTCGAGGTTCGACATACCGTCAAGCGCCTTGAGGGTGTTCAGGTACGTCTCAAGCCCCTTCTGCTTGGCTTCCGTCTGCTTCTGTTCCTGCTCCCGCCTCATCTGCTGCTCATAGCCGCCCTGCAGCGTGCCACCGATTGAAGACAACGCACCCTGTTTGGCTACGGCATCGTCAATCGTTATCTGCGCCTGTTTAATCTGCATATCGCGGAGCTTTGCAGTCTGCGCCTCTTGGGGTGCAAGCCGTGCCAACTCGCTTTGCTTTTCCAGCGTTTCTCTCAGGCTTTTTAACCCGTCTGCGTTGGCATTGTTGCGTCCGACAGCATCGGCATATGCGAGGTAGTTAACATCCATTGTCGGCTCCTATTTCTTGTTGCCGTAGTACTGCATCCCCATGTTGGCTAGAGAGTAAAGCCCCTGGACATTGTTGTTCATGGCGTTGGTTTTTATCATCCCGCTTGCCAGCATCGAGTTAGCCTGATTGTTGCCGGAGTTCACGATGTTGTTTCCGGCGTTGTTGGCGTACTGCCCCGACAGTGCCGACAGCGACGAAGCCCCGCCCCTTGCCACGTTGGTGAGGTCCGATAACCTTCCCAACTGCCGGTCATACTCGGACGCGGCGAGGTCGCGGTTACCCTTCGTGATAGCGTCCATGCCGTACGTGGAGTTGTATCGCCCCATTGCCCGAAGTGAGCGGTTGGTGTTCTTCTCCATCTGGCTCTGCTGCCACTTGTAAGCGTCCGTCTCTTCCGGCCTCCACACCTCAGACGTGCGTTCCACACCGTCAAGCCCGACATACTTCTGGGGCTCCCCTGTGATAGCTGAAGCATAGGATGCCGCCGCAGGAAGGCCCATGTTGTAAAACGGCTCGTTGAGCTGCTTCTGGTATTCAAACTGCTCCTTTTCCAGTTCAAGGGCAGTTTTGGCCGATGATGCCTGTCTCTTCGATGCATCGTCGGCGGCGTTCGATGCCTTGTTTGCTGCCACGTTTGATGCTACTGCGCCAACTACTGCCGCGCCTACCACTGCCGCCGCTACCCACATACCGTACCTCCTTGTTGGAGCCTAAAACCGTCTTTCCATCCGGCTTCGATTCCCTCATTAATTACCTGCGTTATCGGGACTGGGTAGCAGCGCCCATCCATCGCCAGCATGTAGACGGGCCGCGATGCCTGATGATAGTCAAGATTCTCGACCGTAGGCGCGGAACTGAGCGATACCTGCATACCGCCGTCCATTTCCAGATAGATGCAGTACATGTTCGAATGCTCGACCCTTTCGGAAATGCGCGGGTGAAGGTCTGCGAACTTCTCCAAGAACGCCTTGTGCAGATCCGACAGGAAAAGCCGGTTCTCATCGCCCTTGTTGCCCCAATTTTTGAACATGGTGCGGATTCGCAACATCGGATAGCCGCCCTTGGTCAAGTCGTACCATTCGCGTATCCAGTCCAGTTCATCCAGTGTCTGCACGCTAAACATGGCGCACATGACGCGCTTTTGCGCCCGTTCAAGGTTCTCTATCGCCTGCACCTTGAGGTTATAGACCTCTTCGGGGTAGTTCTTCGGGTGCTGCATTGAAACGGCGAACCGGAGCATGTCGCCATGGTTGAGCGCGGGAGAGCCAAGGGCCTGAATCATGAAATCGTGATCCGCCAGCTTCAACATGTTGGTAATGGCACTGATGCCCCATCCGGAGTTGTGGGCTTCCGCTGCAAACTCGAAAAAGTCCGGCCTCAACGTAGGTTCCCCGCCCGACATAAGGAGGTTGAACGAGCCCTTGTAGGCCGATAGCACCTGATCGTAATAGCTGAACGGGTGCATCGGTTCGCTTCCCATGGGGTAATAGCACCACGGACACGCCATGTTGCATTGGTCGTGAGTGTGGATGATGATGGTGTTGTTGTTGCCAAGAGTGCCACGGTGGTAAAAGTTGGAAACGTGTTGGATGTCCCTTTCCACAACAGCTGAAAACTTGCCGTGCTCAGGACATTCCTTGTCCATCATCACCATCCCGTCACGGTAGACAATTTCGGCCTCGATCTTGCGGAAGCATGTGGGGCAGAGGGATAGGGTTTTTATCACCGCGCGTTTCTCCTTAGTTCCAGTGCAGCACGACCTTTGCCAGCACGTCCGTTCCTGCGGTCTTGCTCTCGATGCAATGCCCGATTTCCTTGAAATGGTCTGCCGTAGAAAGCGCCCCTATGCCGCTTGGCGGGGTTGTCGCCTCTGCGCGTCCGTCCGTATCGGCGCATTTCGTCCACGCGCCGTGAGTCGCCGCTGTGCCGTCTTTCAGTAGCACTTCCGCGATGCCCGATACCACTACCCACGATTCCGCCCCGTCTGCCACGCCGCTTTCGTATGCCACTGCCACGCCGTCATATTCGGCTGTCTGTAGGGCGAAAGCGTTATCGTAGGCGGTTGACATGGTGAGGACGCTTCCCTTGACCGATGCCGCCCCTGTGCGGTTGGTGAGCTTGACGGCCACGCCGCCTTCGGGGGTGAAAGCGACTTTGCCGCCGCAGGAGAACAGAATGGGAGAGTTGGCCCCTGCTGCCGTCACTTGCTCAAGGTCTGTCGCGTGAGGGTTGTCAGTGGCTTCCGTGTGGCCCTGCCACACCTTAGCCTGTGCGTCGGAAAGGTGCCGGTCCTTGGTCGGATCCGTGCTGGTCGGATCGAGTTCGGCTATCTCATCCAACATGGCATGGTCGGTGCCGTGCGGATTGCCGTCTGTCTCGTCAACATGGTCCTGCCAGACCTTTCCGTCAGCGTTGGAAATGTGCCGCACCTGGGCGTCGTCGGCGTCGCTGCTCCATCCAAGAACGTCCTGCAACATGGCATGGGTGCGGATTGTGATGTCAGTTAACCGAGATCCCGCCTTGTTGACGATCCCCCAAGCTATCCCGCCCGCGAAAGAAAGGACACGCTGCACCTGTTGCAGCCAGCGGGTCCACTGCGCTGAGGTCTGCCCGCCGCTGCTTACTATCGGCTCACGCGGGACAGGGGGGAGGGTTGTTTGCGGGTTTTCGGACATAAATTCCTTTATTTAGCCAGCCAGCTAGTGGTTATGCCAAACGCTCTATGGTTTTGCCGCCGTCATTTAGTAGATAAACCGGGGCGTCGGTATAAACCTCGTGGGGTTTGCCGTTAAAGTCGATGAAGGTAAGGCATAGGCAATAATCCGGAATTGCCGCCCCCACAAAGTGATTTTCCCTCACAACACCATCGTCACCTTCATACTGAATACCCATCTGCTCGTTATGAGGCACACCGCCTAAGAGAGGGATATCGGAGCGTTGCACGGTTGCATAGCTGAACTCATGAACGCCATCGTGGAACCGCCAAGAGTTTTGATCTACTGCGCCTTGCTTAATTTTGATGATCATGTCTGTCTCCCTTTCTGTCTGTCTTGTATAGCCGGCTGGCTAAAGCATTTACGCGGGTTCTCGCCCGCCATTAGTCAAATACCTTTATATCTAGCGACTCTACCCCATTTGAAGTCAGACAATGCGCTCCTAAGCGGTCAAGGTGGTTACCAAGAATTAGCATCAAGGGTTTTGGCGTTTGAGCGTCTTCGTTGTTTTTAAGCATGTGCAACACGCCAGTGTCCATCTCACTAGGGAATGACGGCCCACATGGATGAGTGTGCCAATCTCCGAGATAGAACAACTTATCGTTATCTTTGTAAAGCCTGCCAACTTCTAATGTATGCCAGTCGTAATCGGGTTCGAAGTTTAACCGCTCATGTGTCGCTTTTGGGCCGGGGCCTATCGCTGTTGTAACAACTGGCGAGCCATTGCCCCAATACCCCAGCAATAGCCCCCCCGTTTCTAGAGGGAACACACGCTCACCTTCTGACACCATCTCATTTAACGCTTCACGACTTACCCAACATTCCATACTAGCTCCTAAGCACGTCGAACTGCTCGACCACGCCGTTAAGCATAAATTCCGGTTGCCCGCACTGCACGTCATAGCGGTACATTACTGCGGATTTCTTGTTCGGTACCTTGTGTGAGATGTGGCCGGTCTTGATCGAAGCGCGGAATATCTCCCCTGCGTCGGTGTGGTCGGTAAAGATGAACTGATGCTGTCTGCTGCGGTATGCGCCACACTGCCGGATGGAGGGGAACTGCTCGTATCTCCCTGCCAGCCCTAGCGACACTTGCCGCCCGTTGCCCCATTCCTTCGTCCCGTTATCGCGCCATCTGTGCAGGAATTCCGGTGCGTCCGTATAATCCTGCCCCTGCGTAGCCTGGAGCTTGTACAGCTTGCCGTCCCTGCCTCCGATGAGCCGCAAGCCCCAAGGCTCCACGAAGGTAAAGGAGACACCGCGATAGGGTCCATAGGTCGCTGTCGCTGCGTCCCATTGGCCGAGAATGATCCATGCCTTACTCTGCAGGTGATAGAAAAGGGTGATGCCGGTCCAGTACTGCTCATCCACTACGGCGTTGGCGGTCGGGAAGGTGATCGCGTACCCATTCTGCCCCGCCCATGCCATAATGAAGCCCTGCGCGTCGTCCACTCTCTCAAACTTCTCTATTGGCACGTCAATGGGGAAGGAGATAATTTGAGGACTGCCGCCACCGGCAAGCTGGATGATCTTTCGGCTCTTCGCCACTTCCGTGAGGTAGTACAGGCTCTCGCCGTCGAAAACTACCGAGTGAGGCGCCATGGTCCCAAAGTGCTGCGCGGCGTTCTTGTTGACGCTAAAAGGTACGGTGCCGTCGATGTAGCTGACCTCAAGCGACGTGCGCCCGATGTTGTAGATCTGCTCGTAAGCCACCACAATCGCCATCAGCGCGTCAGGGCGGGACTCGTTGTTGTAGACCTCCCATGCCGCGTACCCGTTGGCTTTATCGTCGCTGTAGTGCGTATCGCCTGCAACTGCGCTAGTTGCCAGCTCTCCCCTTGCCTTGAGGTAGCCGCCGATGTAGGCCAAGCTCGTCACGTGCAAAGGCGAATTCGGAACGGCGGTTGCTGCGGTTCCTTGCAACTTGTAAATCACGGAGTCGGCGGCGAAAAAGATGTTGTCGGCATCTTCGGTGAAGGTCGGAGGGGAGGTCAGAGAAATGGTCGCGCCGGATACCTCGATGAGCGCCCCATCCTGCTCAGTCTGCGTGAAAATCCGCCCGCCTGCCACGATAACCAATACCTCAAGGTCGGTGGAGTAGTAGGACCATACCGGCACATCGCCTGCTCCGGTGTCGGCGTATTCGGTGCATCCGGGTACTGTGCGGATTGCGCCGCTGCGGTCGGTGTACGCGTTGACGAAGGAAATCGAAACGCCGTCCTTTGCAGAGGTGTCGTTGATGTCCAGGGTGACGCCGTTGCCTATGGGGAGAGAGCGGGTCTGCATCAGTAGTACTCCGCAGTAACCGTCTCTGTCGGCTGTCCACTGGCAAGCTGCTTACGGATTTGTCGCGTTGCCATCTCCTTGGTTGCCAGCCACCCCTCCCCCGGTGGGGGAACGCTGTAGAAGTCGGCAATTTCGGCGGCGATGAGGTTTATCAGCGAGAGGCTGAAACGGTCGGGAATGTCGGCTTCGTCGCTTGCGGAGTAGGCCCATGAGACGAGCCCGTCATCCGAAAGGACGTAGTACACGGCTTTGTAGGCGTCAGCGACGTTTTCGAGGTCTTCCGCCGCTATTCCGCTGCTGCGGTCGAATACTCCCAACTTCTGCATCACCTTCTCTGCCAGTTTGCCTATCACCATGTTCGACCACCTCAAAAGTGGGGTTGTTGCTGAGTTTGCGGAAGGCGTGAGGGTCGGAAACTGCCGCCGCTACGCCCTGCATGAATTCTTGTCCGAAAGTGGCCACCGATGCCGATGGTCCGATGTACTTGACGACCATAGAGTTAAGGGGCGTTGCCGCCCCTCCTCCTTATGCGGATGTGGTGTAGACGGGGGTGATGGTGCAGTTGCCGGCCGCTGCGGTCCCTGCCGCCGTAGTCGCCTTGAGCGACACAACAGTGTCGGCGTCCACGGTGACGGGACCAGTGGAGCAGGCGAAGAAGGTACCGGCCTTCGCGGTCGCGTTGGTGATCCCTGCCTGTACAACGGTGGTGTCGATGAGGACGGACCACACGAGGGCTTCGGATGCGTTGCTGTCGAGATCATCGGTATGAAGGAAAAAGCCGAATACGGTAGACGCTGCCGGAACCTTGCAGACTCCGGTGATGTCGTTGGTCGCAAGGTCGGTGGTCCTGATTGCGACAACGTGCTTTTGTGCTACGAGCTGCCCCACGGACTTGGAAGTCAGCAGGGGGGCGGTTGGGACTAAATCCAAAGTTGTCTCTCCGGCCACGATGTATCTCCTTTATGGAAGGTGCTTCCATGTTTTACGGTTGATGATTGCTGACACTGTTTGTTGGCTTAGCCCAAAGAGTGAAGCTATGTTCTTGTGGGTGTCTGTCCCTGACAACGTTCTTATCTTGGCAACCTCATCAGGGGTTAACTTGCCCGTGTGCCTGCCCTTTATCGCCATGTCAATCATGTTGTCATGCTGGGTTCCGAGGAAAAGGTGGTCAGGGTTAACGCATCCAGGGTTGTCACACTTATGGCAAACAAGCATTCCCTTGGGGATTTTGCCTACATGCAGTTCGTAAGAAACTCTGTGGGCCTTCTTGCCACTGTAATCGGTGCTGTCCTTAATGGTCCCGTACCCGTCACCGTTTTTATGGCCCTTCCACCCCCAGCACTGGTCGCCCTTTACAACATACTTGTCAAATTTCTCTCTTAATGACAGCCCGTTCCTGTTCGGCGTCCTGAGGTCTTGACCCTTTTGCCACCTCAATAGGTGCATGGAGCAGAAGCTGTGCGCTGTGTGGGGCCTGTTGCATCCTTCTACGCTGCACACCTTGGGGGGGGGAGGTGTCTTGTCGTGCGGGTCCCGCCCCTTTTTGTACTGCTGGTAGTGCTTAGCGCAGAAACCCAAGCCTTTTACGTTTTCTTCACATCCGTCAACCGTGCATTGTTTTCGCATTGTGGTATCTCCTTTGTCAGCAAGATACCACAATGGTATACGAAAAGTCAAGTACGATTACCTAGGCGCTTGCCAGAGCAGGTGCAGCGAAGAAGCCGGTGAAGATACCATTGTCCTTCTTGGTGGTGGTATCTACAGTAGCATCGCTTCCGAACATCAACTTCTGAATCCCGCGAATCTCTTGCAAGGCTACCCCTGCCTTATCGCCATAGTCCGTGTCATCCGTCACGGTCTTGGACCTCTGCGCCACTGCGAAGCCGAGAGCCTGGGCGCCGCAGAGGAATACCGGCTGCACGTCGGCAGAGGTGCCACCGGTGATGGCGCAATCGCCGATTTCGGGGATCTCCCTGATGATCATGCCGTTGTACATGAGGGAGTCGCCGGTGAAGATCGGGTTGTCCTTCCCGCGCTGAAGGGCGTCGCGGTTGGCGGTGGCGATGGTCGAGTCCTCCTGGAGCCGCTTGAAGTTCTTGGTACCGGTAAAGACCACATACCATTCCTCATCACCGTTGACGGTGACGGGGCGGATCGCGGGAGAGGCGGTCTTGGCGAGGGCTTTCATCAGGTTCAGGCGGGCGGCGGTGATCAGGTCGCCGGAGTCGTCCACGTTGCCGAGAGCGGTTGCGAAGGTCGCGGAGTAGTTGGACGTTGCGGCCCCAAAAAGAACGCGGTCGGAGTTGGCGGCGCACCAGATATCCTGGGCTGTGGTGGTTGCCCCACCTGCTGCCTGAAAGATGGTGTAGATGGTGCCTGCGTAGTCGCCGCCGACCTGACCGAGGGCGTTGATGATGTCAGTCTTGGTCTTGCGCAGAATCCAGTCTTTCAGGACCACGCGGCCGGCATCGCGGAGGGAAATGGCGCTGTACTGCTCATCAATCTCCGGCACAACGACCGCGTTGCGGATCTTGTTGACGGTGACGGTGCAGGACCGGCTGTTCATCTTCTCTTCGGAACCGACGAGGGTAGCGGAACCGGTGACGCCCGCGCCGGAGAGGGAGTTGACCAGGGAGTAGGTAACCGTCTTGCCCTTCTTGGCGGTCAGATCCTCCTTCATCTGGATGATGCTGTTCTCATCCTTGCCCATATACTTCTTGAAGCGGTTGGCGCGGATGTACTCGGTAAAAAACTTGTCATCCCACTGCTGAACAGTGAGGCCTGCAGCTACGGCGGTATTTGCCATGGTGTTTCTCCTTACGGGACTGTCTCACGACGTTCCGGTTAAATGGTTGTGCCTGATCGGTGTTCTCCGGTAAAGGCTTATCTGAGTAGGTCGTCAAGCGAGGTAGGCCCGCTCCACGTTTGTGCTGTTGCTCCCCCTGCGCCGGATACCGTAGCCAGCGTGCCAGGGAGTTCTGCGCGCTTCTGATGCTCTGCCGCGCCCTTGGTCGCGTACTTCGCTTCAATCTCTGCGGTGATCTTCTCACGCAGCTTCTGCTCGTACGCGGTCGGGTCGCCCATCTCCTGCAGCTTCTGCTGGTTCGTCGCCGTCCTGTAGGCGAAATCGGCGGGGTTCGCCTGCGCCAGCATCTGCTGATAGAGTGCGGGGTTCTCCTGTACCATCGCCTCGAAGATGACGATCTTGTCGCCAAAATCGGCGTACTTGTCGCGGGCGAAGGCTTCGGACATGTCGAGCTTCTGGTTGATAAGCTGCTGCTGAAACTTTTGCTCGGTCTGGGCTAGTCGCGCTTCAGGATCTTCCCAAAAGTCGGCTTTCGGCTCTTCCGGCTTTGCGGCCAGCCTCTGCTCTAGCTCCTGCCGCTTCCGGCGCTCTGCAAGGAGTGCGGCCTGAAGTCCTTCTTCGGGCTTTGCTGCAGGCTTCTCAGCGGGGGGCTCAGCGGCGTCCTGAGTTGCTTCTTCGCCCGTTTCCCCCACCGTCTCCTGCGCGGCCACTTCCGGTTCTTCGATTACGGCATCCTCAAGCCAGTCTTCCATTTGCATCTCCTTCGCGCCCTTTGTGGATGGCGGCTCCGTGTAAGCGCCCGTTGATTACCCGGCGGCGGTTTTGTGTTACTCAGTTGTGTTGTTTCCCTACTCTGTTTCGGGTGCTAAGTCAAGAGAATTATTACTTACACCGGGTCCGTGATGCCGAAAGCGAATGCGGGCGAGTCCCACGTCTGCGCGGTCGTGACTGCCTGGCTGGTCACGCTGGTACCGGCAAGAAGGGTCGTACCATCGTCAACGCAGGCATAGATGATGGTCCCGTTGGCTGTGGGGGTCATGCCCGTCTGCGCCCCCACGGTGACTTTGCGCCCGCTTACCGGCCCGTCAGCGATGGTGTAATCACCGTTGCCGTCGCCCGCTGTCACCGTCACGCCTGCCAGCTTTACCGCTGCGATACCGGCATAGTTGGCGGGTTCCGCGCTGCAAAAGCTGAGAGTGGTCCCTGTGGCGATCTTTGCGAGTGCCGCGTCAAATACTGCGTCTGCGTATTTCTTAGCCATGTCATTTTCTCCTTTATTGCCATGTTCCCGCGACGAACCGCCGCAGGGTTTTGTTGAGGGTTCGGGCGTCTCCGGTGATGGAACGGATCGGCCATGTGACGCTGCTTGATTGCGAGAGGGTCAGATTGTCGGCAGAGCTGGCACTGTAGGCACCGGCTATGGCGAAAGTGCCGCCTGCCAGGGCGAGGGCGATGTTGTCGGCGGATGATGCGCTGTAGGCGTCGGCGATGGTGAACTCGCCATATGGTGTAATCACCCCGCCAGCGTCATACTGGTAGACCACCCCTTCCGTGTAGCCAGTGCGGCAACTCTCGGGGTAAGAATCGGTGTTCGCTATGCCGGAGTACCAGAGGCGCATGGTCATCTCGCCGCTAGCCGCTGTCAGCGTAAAACCGGATCTGTAAATGCCGATGTCATCCCAACTGCCAGCGACAGGAGCAAGTACCGCCGTAGGTGCCAAGGGATAACTGATTGCGGTCGGGTCGGGTAGGTTGACAACGGCGTGAAACAGTCGGCACCCACTCAGCCACGAAGCAGGTCTTGGCGTCACTAGCGCGTTTATCAATAGGTCAATCTGTCCCGAAATAGCAGGATTTGCCACTGCCGTGATGTGGTTGGGTTCAAAGCCCGGATAAGCTGCGGTAAACTCGGCCACCGTGCCCAAATACTGCACCGCCCCCCACGTAATGCCGTCCACCGAAAAACGATAAGTGATTCGCTGATAATCTGCGGTTTTAGCAGAGAGGTAGGTGGTATCCTGCACCACGCCGAACATGTGCCAGTGTGTGGCATCCTCGCGCACTACGGCGGGGGAGTTGGAGTACAGGATGAACCCTTCCCACGGCAGTACGCATGTGGCAGCAGACAACACCCCAGCAGCCGAGTAGGTGCGCCGCATGACTCCAGGGCCGGGCGTTACAGTGCCGTTGTAGTCAGACACTATGGTCTCGTCCGTCCTGACCCAATAGCATACGAGCTGGTCGCCTACGGGGTCATAGAGGATTTCAGCATCTTCTGCCACGGGTCCAATTATTTCGTCTACGCTGTCATACCAGCTAACGTCATCCATCCAGAACTGTAATGTCCAATTGGCATTATCGTTTGAGGCGTAGACAACCGGATTTTCTGGCACGATAGTGGTCATGCCTAGCCAGTAGCGATACCCCCGCCATTGGTTGACGGGGTTGCCAGAAAGATCGCTTACCAGAGTGAAGTCGATAACCGACTGATGCACGCTCTGGATGTATGACTGCGTAGTGCTGCCATAGTCTGGATGGGGCGGATTGATCGATGCAATCCACGATGCCGCATTTTGGAGTATGGTTGTCATGTCATATCCTTACGGTATCGGGATGGAAATGTTATCAATGTGCATTGCCCCGGCGAGACTGGTTCCGCTGAACCGAATAACGCTGCCGGAGGATATGGTTATAGTGTAATTCGAGTTATTGGCACTGTAACCACCAGTTAGGCCCACTTGAGCGCCGTCAACGTAGACTTTGACATACACCGGTTCCGGCGAGCCACTATCGAGTCTAAGGCCGAAACTAAGAGTCCCTGCCGCGATGGTCATGGTGCGCTCTAGCCAACCAGTTCCCTCCGATGCTCCGTCTCCACCTCCTAAAGCAAAGCTATTAGGGGCACTCCATGCAAAGGTATTGGCCACGTGGGCGATCCCATCGACTCCAGATGTCCCGCTAATCCATCCATCATAAGTGGTAGCGTTGGTAGCTGCGAGATCCCAATTTTGGGTATAAAAGTTGGTGGATGCCGCAACCGGTGTCCCGCTGACCTCTGCCGACTCCACCGACCCCGCCCCGTTGATAGCCACGACGCTGTAATAGTACGCGGTCCCGTTGGTCCTCCCCGTATGCGTGTACGGGAGGGTGACACTGGTTATCGTGTTGCTGCGGGTTCCTGCTACGGTACCCCATTTGAGGTTGTAGGAGGTAGCGCCGACGCCGCCCGATATGAGGGCGATCACGTTTGTGGTGTCGCCAGGGGTGACGCTGATTACCGGCTGAGTGGGGGCCGAAACACCCGCTGTCAGCACCACATTATCTGCCGACGATGCCGAATAAGCATCTGCAATGGTCAGGGCCCCGCCAGCGAGTGCCAGCGTCACCGCATCGGCAAAGCTCGCACTGTAAGCGTCAGCAATGGCTAGTACGCCGTGGGATTGTACAAGGGTGACGGCATCGGCAAAACTGCCGCTGTAGGCATCGTCAATCGCCAGAACCAGCAGCGAGGGGTTAGAGAGTGTTATGTTGTCGGCAAAGCTCCCTGAGTAGGCGTTGGCAATAACCAGCGCACCATGCGACTGCACAAGAACCACGTTATCCGCCGACGATGCGGAGTAGGCGTTGGCGATGGTCAACGTTCCCGCCGATGCCGCCGCAGCGCCCAGGTCGAGGAAGGCGACGTAATCGCTTGCCACGCCGGTTGCGGTCATGAAAGCGTCAATCGCCGCCGCTGTCGCCGTGTCGGGCTGTCCATCGGTCGAGTTACCGGACATGAGCCACGTAAGGCGAGGATATGCGGCTTGAAGCGCCTGGACGATCAGTGCGGCGGGCATATCTCCGGCTGTCTGCACCTCCACATTGCCGTCATTATCCGGCTCCACCCCGTTGACGGTCAGCACATTGCGCCGCTCGCCGCTCGGGTTCGTTGGCGATTCGCTCCCCGGCCACGTATCGGGCGTTTCGAGCGTTATGGTCATTGCTGCGCCCCTTGTGCCGGTTGCTGAGGTTGCGGGTTATTCACCCTCTCGAAGTCCTGCACAATGGCGTTGTATTCTGCCAAATCCTGCCCTATTTCCGCCGCCTCCGCGTTAGCAAGGTCGAGCATTGCGCTTGTCTCGATCTTGGCGATTTTGGCCTGTTTCTCTGCGATTTCGAGCCGCATCATGATCTGCTGCATCTGCTGTTGCATTTCGGCCATTGGGTCCGGTTTCTCTTCCTCCCCTTTGCCCTGCAGCTTGTCGATAAAGCGTTGCTTGTTGCGAAGGGTTGACGCCTGAATCAGCATTTCGAGCGTCAAAGGCTTGAGTTGCTCGGGAACGGTCGGGAATAGCTGTGTCAGACTCTCAAACTGCTCCTGCTGAATCGTCACAGTGTCCGGTACGTCCTCCAGGATGATGTCAACGTCCAGTTCGGCCACATTGTTCGTCACCACCGGCTGCTGTGCTGCGGGGTCCATCATGATCCGCTGCACCATCTCCTCGTCAAGCTGATGCCCCGACTTCTGCTGCTTCTTGATGAACTCTTCGCCAGCGGTTGAAGGCGTGTTCAGTCCGACATACTTCGGCGCGTTCTCGTCATCGGTGACGCGGAACCACTTTTCGGCGGTCCAGTACTTCTTGACGCAGTACCACATGAGCCGATAAACGCGGTGTTCCCAATCTCTGAGTCCATCCGTCTGTATCGCCGTCTCCGTGTTACTGCCACCCTGCAGCGCCTGTATCGCCCTGCCGGAAAGGTCGCGCTTCTCGCCGCCTACCAGTGCAGCGTTCGGGCCCTGTGCGTCAATTTCGGCTTTCGCCTCCTGCAGCATCTGGAAGTTACCGGCGCTCATGTCGTTGGTCGGGAGAAGGTCGAACTTCATGCTTGGCGTTATTTCAACATGACCGTCCGGCTTGGCAAGTTCGCGCTTGGCCGCGTTGACATCGGCCACCGCGCCCTTTTCCCCGATGGTCTGCCGCGAGTTGATAAGGTGGATCCCTTTCGACCGGCGCTTGTTGATCTCGTCCTGCATGTCGATGTACTGCCGGATTTGGCCGTATCTGTTGCCGTCGCGGTCAACGAAAAGGGATTGAAACTCAAGCGACGGTACCGATTCGCCGTCATCGTTGACAAAGGGCATCTTCGCCGGTTCGCGCAGAAATCCGCCCTTGGTGAGATAGCAGAAATACCACTCGCCGCCCTTCTTGTACTCCATGTAGACGACGCGCACCCTGTCGCGCCCCTTGTCGGCCCAACGGTTCTGCGGCTTGTCATCGTAGGTCTGACCGGCTGTGACGCTTGCCATGGTATTGGCTAGGATGCCGTCTTTGCCAGGGAACATTTCAAGCGCGTCTTCCCGGTCCTGCCAGATCACAACGCCCTTGTACTTGGCATCGCTGAAATCCTTGGCGCGGGAGTGGTAGTCGTAGAAGATCCGGTCCCAAGGCACATGAACGAAATCAATCTTGAAGTCGTTCCCCTTGGGAGTAACGACGATCTGACCGCCGTAGCTGCCGTATTTGAGCCCATCCTCGTAGCAGAGGGACCGGACACGCTCAAACTTGGTCGCATCGCAGATGTACCTCAGCGCGTCCGTTGCGGCGTTCGCAGCGTCCTCGTCTACGTTGGGATTTCGGGGGAAGGCTTTGGGGTCTGTGCGGGTTTTCAGCTCGGCGCCAAGCATGAAGTCGATCTTGGGCTTGATGCGGTTATTGACAACGGGGGGCTGTCTGCGGGCTTTAAGGGTGCGGTACTCTTCCGGCGTGAGTTGCTTGCCGTCGTAGTAATCAGCGTCCCTCTCTGCCAGCTTGCGGGCGTCCTGCGTGGAGTCTTCGCTGTCCTCGAACCACTGGACAAGCGTTGAATGCAAGTCGGGCGGGGTCTTGCTCGGGTCTGTCATGTTGTCTCCTGGTGCGTGTTATCGCACAAAGGGTGCGGGTGCTACTTGTCGTCAAACAGTCGCAGTGCCTTTTCTATACATTCCTTACAGACAAAAGCTGTCTCTGTCTCATACCCATATTCTTCCCCTATCTGGACGAGCAATGTGGTTTCTTTGCCACATTCGCCACATTCACTGCGCGCGTGCTCCCGTTTGTCGCCATCATCTGTGCGTCTCATAAAATCCCCCCTCAATTCACCTTCCAATCATCCTCATCACCGTCGCCGTCAAAACGCTTGTCCCATGGGTCTGGTATCACGACAGGCTCCGGTTTCGGTCTGATCCACGGTCGAGACATGCAGGCATATCTGATTTCGTCCGCTATATGATCCTCTCCATCGGTGTCAATGTCCTCTATCTTGTGCTTATCATGCTGCATCGCCGGTACCGTGCGGATGGTGTCGGTGCATGTGCTGAAGAAGTAAATCATCGGCCTGCCGTCGATGCCGATCAGCCGGTCATTGAGCTGGGTCCATCCAGGTTGGCGCTTGTTATCTCCCGGCTTCCAGACCGTTGGCAACATTGATTGCGCAATACTCGGCCCGCCGTTCTCTGCGAATATGGCGGGGTCGGCAACGCGGTACGCCATCGGCTCATTCTCCCGCTCAATTATCCCTGCTGCGACAGCCGGAGCACTCATTTTAAGGCCCACGTTCGGCCTGCTCATGCCGTACCATTCGCGGTACCGGATTATCGCTCCTGCGGGGAATTGCGGAAGCGAGCCATCAGAAACGGCCCACCATCCGACGCTGAAGGGGTGCGATGATCCCCAATCCATTGAGCAGAACCGCGTCCAATCTCCCGGCAACTCCACCGGTTTGACCACATGCAGTTGGCTCGACCATGAGGAAAAGAACGCACCGGCCACGATATCCCAAGCGCCCTCCGTCCATGCTTTCCGCAGCGCCTCATTGCCGTCCGTCGCCGCTAAGATCCTGCTCCGATAGTTCGGGTCATTCTTGACGAGGATCTGATTGTCAGAGAGCCGCGAAGGTACAAACATGCGGGTGAATCCGGTTTCGGGGTCCGTGTAAGGCGTGAAAGGTGGCGCTGGGTCAACATATCTCGCTTTTACCCACACATGACCGACACCGCCTGGGTTCCCTGTGCATCTGACCGAGCAAGGCACTCCGTTTGCGCTTCGGAGTGTCGATAGCATCTTGAGGAGACCGGAAGGCGTTGAATACTCCGTTACCTCATCAAACGATATCCGCGTGTACTGATGACCGTGATATCGCCCATAATCCTTCTCGTTCTCGATGTACCGCATCTTGACCGTTGCACCGTTCGGCCAATACCAGCAGTTGGAGAAAGGATAGTTTGCGCTCGGCTGTACTCGGAAGATCGCGCCGGAAGCGGTGAATATCTCAGCTGCCCGGCTCTGCAACTCCTCCATCTCTGGATAAGTCTTGCGGAACATGATGCCATTGGAGTGCTTCCCGTAGCGTAATGCGCCATCCTCTTGGTATCCAAGCTGAAAGTCAGACTTTCCACCGCCGCGCTCCCCGCCGTAGAACAGCTCATCGCACCAATCGGCCTCACTCGCCGCTAGTTGTGGCCCCCATTGCGGTATCCAGACCATGAAGTTTTAACCATTCCTCTCTCGTAACCTGTGGCCGAATTGTGACCTCTGCGACGGTTTCGACCGGTCCGCCGTCTTTGCCGGTAATCTCTTGGCTGATCCTGTCGCCGTACTTCTTCGGCTTAAGTTTCGATGCTATCCACTTCCGCGTGTCGATCCTTAGCCTTGCCCGCTGAATGTTCTCGCCCTTGACAAACGGCTTGCCCTCATCAGTGAATCCGACATCGAGCGAATCATCATCCGCTATCTCAAGCATCTCCTCCGCGAGAAAATCGGCCTGCTCCTCTTTAGCTCTCGCGTAATCCTTCGCGAATTGCTCATTGTCTCTCAGCCACTTATAGATGGTCGTGACGCCTACAGTGTCGCCCGTCTTGCCGATTTCAACCAGGATGGTCGATGTCGCTTTGTTGGACGTACTCAGCTCTTCACAGAGCGTGTCAGCGATATCTTGGTTGAACGGTATTGACGGCCTTCCCGCTGGCATTATTCGTAATCCCCCGCTATCTCCACATCAGCCGGCAGCACCTGCAGCTTTATCACGCGCTCATGTGTCTCTCCGTTCGCTGTGGTGATCACGTTCGCCAGTTTATACCTCCCCTGGCTCGCGTTGACCGTTACAGCCGCGTGAGAGTCCGTGTAAGCCCCTGTTGACATCGCCTGCCCCTGTACCGTCCACTCGCTGGTTTCGATGGTGTCAGCGCCCAATACGGCGGACCAGTTCACGGTGTAGGTGAGCGATTCGCGCTCCTGCTGCTGGTAGCTCCACGTCTTCCCCTGTATCGCGTTGACGGTCCTATCGTTAACATTCATGTGTGCGCCCTCTGTTTGCGTGTAGCCGTACAACATCATTGAGGAAATGTCAACCTTATTATGAAACTGGCCCCACTCAAGGGGCCTTTCCCTTTACTCCTTAACCATGAATGTGAGAGTGCCGGTTTTGCGATGGACCTCGGGATGTTCAGAAAAGAGGCTGTCCCCGTTAAGGCTAAAGACATTTCCGAACCCGTTGATGTGCGCCTCCACGCTAACGCTCCGCTCCACCTTCTGCGCCACTTGCACGCGGCGGGTGCCGGTGAGAGAAATACCGTCCGATCTCGGGATATTGCAGCAGTAGTCGCGGTGGTCTTCTGGTTTATGGACGGCCCCGCACTTCGGACACTCCCACCGCTCCACCGTCACCTCTTCGTAGACGGGCTGCGGGTTGAGGATCTTCTCAACGTCGTCCCTCACCCTAGCGCCACTGATTTTGTGCATCCTGATCATTTCCCGCGTCAGATACTCCACCGCTTCCTTGTACCGCTCCAATTCGCTCATGATTCCTCCCCCTTATCCTCTGCCGCGATCATCCTATCCACCGCCCGCAGCTCCCGCGCAAAGTTCATCTCCATTTCCCGCCGCATGGCCTGGAGTGCGAGTTTGCGGGTGCTGTAGAGGGCTATTGACTGTTTGCGGGCGGTCTTGTCGTTTCGGCCTACCGCGTGGCTGACTGACGATGAACACGCCACACTTACCCGACTGCCGTATAAGTTGAACACGAAACCCTTGGTCAGCACGTCGCCCATCTCATACACTGTTGGCGGCGGCACATCCGGCACTATCGTCCCCTCTCCCGTAAACCGCAACGCCAGCCGCGTCTCAAGCTCCTCCACATACGCCTGCTCTTTCTTGTTCATGATTCCCCCCTTTGCCCTTGTTCCACCAATTTGATAACCCTCGCGATGTACTCATGCACACTTTCCATTTTTCTTTCCACTGTGCAGTCTTGGCAACTACTGTGTTTCGTGGCATCCCTGACAAGTCCCGAGATGGTTTCGAGTGCTTCGACCATCGCATCCATACTCCGATTGTATACCTCAACACGTTCCGCCTTCATCAACTTCATCAACTCTTCTGTGCAACTCACCAAACACTCATTCACCGTCATAACCCCCCCCCTTTTTTCCCTATTTCGTCCAAATTTGCCTACAGCCGCAGCTTAGCGCGGATTTCCCTGATGTCCTCAAGCGTCAGGTGCGGCGGCGGGGATGTGGCCCCAAGTCGCCATACCATTCTGACCACTCCTTTCTCCGCGTCACATCCAATTCGTAAGCCTCGCGGTCCATGTGGCATTGGCCGGGGGAAGAGTAGCCACGACCATCAGCAGAAAGCGTTTCAACATCAACCCGCAGATCTGGACGACTGCCCGAAATATACGCCCACTTCCGGTCCACCTTAATCACTTCAACCTCTTGCGCCTCTCCCCTTCTTGGCACAAACCACAACTTCTGCCCCACTGATAACATAAAACCTCCAAATTTGCGTTTTAAGCCGCCCCTTTCCCCCTACGCGACTCGTTACCTACACTCGCCCCCGTTCGCCCAAATTTGACGGGGTATCGGCTCAGAAAAGCTCGTTTGCTGTTTCGATTACCTCTTCAAGGAACATCGGGAGCACATACCCGTTGCTCCACTGAACCACAACCATGCGTTCGCTAGCACTCGTCACCACTCCTTCTGTGCCGTTCGGCACCTCAACCGGTGCCATCGTCTTGACCATCTTCACCCGCGTGCCTGATTTCATAGTTCCCCCTTAAACGCTGTCAAACCGCTGATACTGACCAATCCAGCAGGCAGGAACGCTCAAGTTGCGTTCTCCCGCCCGCTGCTTCTCAATGATTATCTCCGCTTTAGCCTGATGCTCTTTGTAACTGTGGTCGCTTGACTCTACCCTGTCGCGGCACTTGTCGCAGTAGACGGCGGGCCTGTAAGGGAAGATGATGACATCCGCGTCCTGCTCTATCTCGCCTGAGTCGCGAAGGTCGCTCATGACCGGCCGCTTGTCCATCCGCTTGTCAACCTCACGACTGAGCTGCGAGAGAGCGATAACCGGTACTCCCAGCTCCCGCGCCAGATGCTTCAGCCCGCGGCTGATTTCCCCGATGCCCTGTACACGGCTAGCTCGCGGATCTGTCACAGACATGAGCTGCAGATAGTCGATGACGATCAGGTCAAGCCCGTCGCGCTTCTGCCGTCTCGCCTTGGCTCTGATTTCGCGCAGGGAGATAGCGGGAGTGTCATCAATCATCAGCCGCCAGTCGTTCATTTCCCCGAAACACTTCGACAGCTTCATCCACTCAAGCTCTGAAAGCTGCCCGCTGCGGATGTTCTGGTACTTGATGCCCCTCGATGACGCCATGCGGTCCACGTTGTCGCCCCTGCTCATTTCCAGCGAGAACAACATACCGGCGCGGCCTGTTGCTCCGACATTGCCAAGCACGTTCAGCGCAAGCGCGGTCTTTCCCATTGACGGACGGCCTGCGATGACGATCAGCTCTCCTGGATGCATCCCCGATGTTGCGGCGTCAAGCTCAGCGATGCCGTAAGGGATGCCTTGGATCTCGCCCCTTGACTCATGGCGCTTTTCGATCCTGACAACCGCTTCCCTCAGTGACGCGGCCATGCTCACCGGCTCCGTTGCCTGCACCCCCACGACCGGCTGAATCGCAGTCTCAATCACCGTCACCGCTTCCGACAGTTCGCCGCCGGCGTAGATGATCCGTGCCGCCTCGCTTGCCCCGGCCAGTATCCGGCGCTCTGTTGCCTTCTGCGCGACTTCTTTGCAGTAGTAGGCCACATTTGCCGCCATCGGTACGAAATCGACCAGCACGGCGAGATAGGCAGCGCCGCCGACCTCTTCAAGCACTCCCGCCCCTTTGAGCTTTGCAGAGAGCGTCACAGTGTCGATAGGCTGGTTGCTGTCGTGCAGCGCACACATGGCGGCGTAGATGTGACGGTGCGAGATGCGGTAAAGGTCATCAGCCTTTATTATCGCCGCTACGGTATCAATCGCCTCGTTCTCAACGAATATCGCGCCGAGGATTGACATTTCCGACTCTATCGCCTGTGGTGGTACCTGCCTGTCAGTCGTCATATTTTGCCATCGCCTTTCTGAGTCGTTCGGCTTCTTGTTGCGTTACGGGGGAGAAAACGTTTTTGGCGCTATCACCCAGGGCTTCGTCTTCCCATCTCCTACCAGTCAGCCACCCCTGCGCCATCTTCGGTGTCCGGTTCTCCTGTTTCATCTTGTCGCGGCTTTCGTTGTACCGTTTCGCCCCGGCCATGATTTCAGCGAACAGCGAGCGGGTGAATGGCTTGAGGTCGTGCCATGAATCCGCCGCCTGTGCTTTGCCTCTCCTGTCCCCGAAAGCGTCCATGAACTCGTTAAAGGTTGACAGCCTCTCCCCGGTCAGTTTCCGCTTCTTGGCTGTAAGGTAAAATTCATGCTCGGCGGGTTGCTCTGCATCGAAGGATGCAGAAAAGGTTTCTTCTTCTTTTCTTTCCCTTTCCCTTTCCCTTTCCCTTTCCCTTTCTGTACTTCTGCCGTCAGTTTGCTCGTTCGTGGGAGTTTCTGACGGCATATTGACGGCAATAACCACCTTTGTGACGGCAATAACCTTGTCGCGGGAGGGTAATGCATTAATGCGGCGACGGTATGCATCTGTGATCCCATCGACAAAACGCTGACAGAAAATGACACGCTCTTTCCATAATTCAGAGTCAATCTTTCCCAGTCCGGCGAGCAGGTCGAGCATCTCAGTTAGCGTGTGAGTGTCCACTCTCGTATAGGCTACAAGGTGCAGCCACACCCCTTGGTTGCGGCAGTCGATGTAATGACCATCTGATGCAGCAAGCCTCTCTAGTATCTTGAACCATGCTGCAAATCCGTCATTCCCCCATTTGTCTTGGAGGATAAACAGAGTTGCGCCGTGTTCTGCTTGATGAGGGAAATAATCCACTGTAGCTTTTTGAGGCCGCGCCACTTCACTACCTCCTGCATATCACTGAAAATACAAAACCCTCCACCGGGCGTGTGGGGCGCACCGGGGAGGGTTAGGGGTTCGGGCGCAATCCGCCCTACACCGAAGCTTATAGTCTACGCGCCCCCCACAGGCTCGTCAACCGCTCAATATTTGCCACCATAATACTACTAGACCGCCGCAAGCACAATGTAACGTGAATGGAAATGGTATTAGCGCGGGTTAGTATTATCAACTCCACCCTTCTGTCATCATCCTGTCACAGTAGCCGACATAGCTTTGCTGTTGCGGTTCACGGATGAGAGTGGGCAACAGCGCCGCAATCTCTTCCTTTGACAGTGAGCGCGGATCGCTGCGATTATATCCGCACTCCTCCGACAGCCGCTTTTCCAGTTCTTCGTCGTGCCTCTTCTGCTCTTCATTGGTCATGATCGGCGCGGGCTTCGGCTTCCGCTTCCAGGGCTTTGCAGGCTTGATGAGGATTTCATCCTCTGCCTCCCTCTGCCGCTTCCTGCGCTCCTCTGTGCCGATGCGTGCCACGGCGACGCGCTTGGTCCTGCTCTCCTCCCGCGCCTGCGCTGCTGCAATGCGACACGGTGCGCAGTACTTTACGCGGGAATGCTCCGTAGGCTCGCCGCAGACGATGCACTTACGCGGGTTCGCTTGGCGCTCGGCGGTTTTCTTGATCGAGTGCCGCCGGTTGGTCTCTTTGATCTTTTCGGTTTCCCTTATATCGCGGCAGGGGTCGCACCTTTTGCGCCTGTTGCTACCTGTCTCCGCTCCACAATCAATGCATTTCATGTCAGTCTCCTGCACACTGCACAAGTGCGGTCAATCGCACGACACAAAATTGACACAGTGTCTTTTTTTCGGCCTTGTAAACGACCAGTGACACCATCCCATAGCTTGCGATTTATCCCACTTATAACGACAGTCTTCACATATCATGTCAGTCTCCTACGCTTGGCTGCTGGTCAGGCCAATTTCCTCCCGCTCCCCACTCCCGCCGCAGAGGTCGCACAACGGCGATACCAGCTTGTAGCGCGGCAGGCCGGGGAGGGTGTTAGGAACTTTGGCGCGGATGGCCATTTTCGTCAGGTCTTTGCCGCTGCCTTGGCATTTGGGACAGGGTGCGCTCACTTCTTCCCCTCCTTCTTTTTCTTCTTCTTGGGAGTGTTGCAAGCGGAGCCAGTGACGGCAAAAGCTACGCACTCGGCTATGAATTTGAGGAGGAACCCCGGTTTACTCATGGTGCACCGCCTCTGCCGCTTTTGCGAAGTCCATCAGCGCTTGACGGATAAACTCTTCAGTGATCGTCTCCAATTCACAGTTGTTGATGAGGTGGCAAGCAAAGTCAGCCGCCCCGTCCCTCCATTCCTCCCGCTGCGATTCGGCTGCGGAGAGGGTGAGGCGGGAGATCTCGGCTTGCAAATCGGCCTTTTCATCCACCAACAAGTCTATCTCTGATGCTGCACCCTCCATTAGCTCCGCCGTGAGCCCGCTATGGTGGTTGGATGCCTCTATGAGCATCCTGCTGATATATCCCGCGTCCCTCACTCCCATCTTCCCCTCCCTCACGTAGCCGCCACAGGGGGCGGGTTAGGCAACCTGCGCGTGTGAATACTGGCACTCTTGACAAATCCAGACCTCTACCATCACGCCGTATCTGCCTGCTTCTATGTACTGCCGCGCCCATTCCATTTCACCGTGACCGTTAGGACAATCCATCTTCCCCTCCCCAAATATCCCCAGACCGCACAGGGCAGAGGATGGTTAATTGTCTTTGTGCTGCGGCCAGTTCGCTTTGACGCGCTCCATTTCTGCCAAGTCTTCCGGTGTGATGTTTTCAAAAAAGGTATCCATGGCATCCTGAACGCGGCAGAGGTAGCGGTCGCATTTCTGGATGAGCTCATCCGTAACTCTGCCGGCGAACGTTCCGTTGTACCTCTCCACGTCCTTCCGCATCGACGCTCTCAGCCGTGCGCGATGTTCTCGCAACCTGCTGCTTTCGGTGACTGTATGCGCCGTCCTCTCCATGTCAACCAGTAGCGCGTCCATCAGCGCCAGCATCGCGATAACCGGCACGTCTGCGCGGGGGAGCATGGTCTCAGGTGCTGCTAGTTTTGCGCGGGCTTCCTTACCCATTAGCCACCTCCTCAGATACCCGCGCCATCCTCATTCTCACATCTTTTCCCATCTCTCAACCTCCATTGCCTATCCTGGCAGTCACCACATATCATTTTGCTGTCCCGTCCACTGCCGCCGCTCCAGATAAGGACGGTGCGCGGAGTGGCGGGGGATTTACACTCGCCGCATTGGGGCGGGTGCCATGTGCCGGTTACTTTGGACACTTCGCCCGCTCCTGCTCGTCCTCAACTCCGTGCTTGCTGCCGTGTACATGGCTGCTGATGTAATGGAAGCGGCACACGTCCAGCATGGATTTCAGCATCACTTCCATCAGCGGGCCGACGTAGCCGTTCCAGTGGGCTTCTGCGCGCTCTTGCGGGGTCATTGGTGCCTCCTAGAGCGAAAGTTTTAGTTGCTCAATACTTGCGCTTCCAGCCTTTGGCTATAAGTTGCTTGCGCACATCTAGGCTTTTCTGTATGAAACACTTTTTGCAGATTTTTCCATTGATTGTGCCGCGGGAGAAATACCAATGCTCTTCGGTGCACGGCTTGAACTCTCCGCAAGTCTTACAGGGTTTTTCCCACTCTCCGTTTACGATGCGACAACCGGAGTGTAGCCGCTTGTGCTCCAATGGGGTGACAAGTTGAAGGTTCAAGATGTCATTGTTTGCACGATCAAGATCCTTGTGGTGAATCTGCATACCTAGCGGGATGGGTCCATGGTGCTGTTCCCACACAATGTTATGCTGCATCCTCAACCGCCCAGTACTGTCTTTCTCGTATCTGAGATACCCCTGCTTCGTCTTCTTGCGCTCTTTGACCATGCATATCTCCTTTGCGTTAGTTACGGCTTCTGCGTACTATATACAAAAACCGTAATTAGTGCAAGAGATATTAAGAACTTACCGCCCAGTGGAGCCAATCCCCAAAGGGCGGTTGTAGCAGGGGCCGCAACGACGGCGAGAGGTGTTGGCCCCTGGTAGCTATTTCCTCGTCTCTATCACCCTGATTCCATGCAGCCACCACATGAGCCGCCGCTTGATTTTGAAGTCCGGCAATGACGCCATGCCCTTCGCATCTTCCACTACCGTCTCCCCGTCGCGCAGGTAGACGAAATCGGCCACGTAGCGCACCGCTGGCAGCTTCCGACCGTCGAGGTTGGCCGAAGGTATCAGCTCGTAACTTACTTGCCGCTGTAGGCCCGATATGACGCCCGCAGACTGTTCCATCTTCCGTTGGCACCACACGTTGTATTCGTGTCGGCTGTCAAACGTTCCCTCATCGGTGACTACCTTCTTGTTGCGGTACTTCGACGGCTTCGGTGCTGGATGTTCTGCCCGCTTGCCGAGAAGTGCGACGTATTGCTCTTCGGTCATCCTCACAGCTTCAACTCTGCTGCGTACTTCTCTGTAAGCCGCGCAATAGCCCGCGACGGTCCGTTAATCTGAAAGACAGCGTTGAGTGCTTCCATGCGGCCTTCATGCCTGCTGCGGGCGGATTTGGCGCTCAGCCGCTCCACCTCGCAGCACAGCCGCTCGATAGCCAGCACCGCGCCAAAAGGTATGCTGTTACTGCACTCCGACCGCGCCCATACTGCGACATCGTAGTTGACGCGGTAACAAGCCACATCCTCCGGTGTCAGCGGCTCAGTGCGGTACTGCTCGCGCAACCTTGCCACGGTTTCTTCTGTTATCTCTGGTATGTCCATCACCCCTCCTGCGGACCATCGCCCGCCGTTAGCTCTGCGCCTGTCCGTCAATCCATGCCAGCACGTCCTCAACCTGCGCCTTTTTGATCTGCGACGAGCTCTCCACCTTAAACGCCGCCTTCAGCGTCTCCGGCTCCAGCCCTGCCGCCTTCATTTTCGCAAAGATCATTTTCCGCTGCGCGTCGGAGATAAGCGCGGAATCGGCGGGAGGCGCGGGCTTGGGCGGCTGCTGCGCGGGGCGCTGGGGCTGTCTCTGTGGCTTCACTTCGTGCGTTGAGTTTTCGCTGTCGTTATCGCCCTCAGTCGGGATGCAGAAGGCTTGGAATGCAGCGTATTTGTAAGCCGCAGACATTGCCTTGTTGGTCCCTTTATCGCCGCTGTCCATTGCCTCGCCGTACATCGGGCCTACGGTGTGCTTGCTACCGTCGATGGCGCTCACAAAGTCAAACTCGGCGGTGACGGTGGTGTAAAACAGCGCCCCTCCCTGTTTGCTCTGTCGCTCTACGCAGTCGCGCCCCAACATGCGGGGGAGTACGCAGAGATTCGCATCTGCGAGAAACGGGGCGAGAGCGTTGTAAACATCGTCAATGCCACGGAACTTGTAGGACGCGCCCTGTGTGCAAGTGCGGTCTTTGCTGATGCCCTCTTTGGCGAGTGCTGCCTGAACAGCCACTATTGCCTTGTACACTTCTATTTTGTCGCTCATTGACTCCCCCTAGTCCTCATCCACCCTATGCCGCCTCCACTTCCTGCGCTCGTCGTGGTTCTCTAGCCGGTCATCGGATTCGGAGGGAACTGCCCCTGGTGAGTTGGTATCCTTCGACTTCTCCGCCATTTTTCAGCACCTCCTTTATCCGCGCCGTGTCTGCCTCCTCCCGCGCCGGAATGATCACCTTGTACTCGGCAGGGGTTAATGATGCGTCGATCACGTCGAGCGCGGGCGGATTCGCCTGGATGCTCACTTTGAACGTGCCAGCGGCCAGCTTGGCGATGCCAGCGGATTCCAGCGCGGAGAGCATGTACTCCTTCACCCGCTTCTGCTTGTTCTCCATCGCCTTCCGTGCCGCCGACAGCCGCGACTCTTCGGTCTTGAACTTCTCGATGTCTCCGGCAAGGTCGCGCAGAAACCAGCAGTAGTTTTCGGCCTTCTCTTCGATCTGTCCAGCGGTGATGTCGGCAAGCGCGGCGGCTATCTCTTCGTCCGTCTCCGCGTTCATGTACGCGGCAAAATCTGCGGTCATTTCCCGTAAGTTCACTGTTTTCCCTCCAATATTCGCCTAACCTCTGCCAGTTCCACGAATCGCCCGATCCCTACGGCGCGGTCGTATAGCCAGAGGCGGCGGTTGATGGCTGATATCTCGATGGTGCCGATGGTGATGCTAGTGGTCGGGTTCATCGTCGGTTGCCTCGTCGCGCTCGGTCGGGTCGCCGGTGGGGGCTATCTCCATCGGGTCGGGTGCGGGATCGGCTTTAAGGTTTTCGAGCTTCATAAACGCCTCTTCCCAGTCTGCCCCGGTGATATGGTTGCCGCCGTTGATGTACAGCGTGCACTCCGTTTTATGATCCCTGCCGTTATCGAAGCATCCGCCAGGGCTGCGGGTGAGCTCGAACTTGATAGCGTGATACTCTCTCCCCGCGATGCCAGACAGCTTCTCACTCGCCTCTGTAAACGTCATCCTCTTGACTTCCACCATTTTCTTTGTCATGATTTCCCCTGTCTGCTGTTTGGGCCTCTGTTTGCGGCAGAGGCTTTTTCTTATCGCGCCGACTTTGCGTCCTGATATGCGCGCCTGAGTCCGGTGCAGATGCACGTGGGGTTGGGCGTGCCTACCCACGTACCCATCGCGGTTTTCCGCATGTTGGTGTACGGCTGCGGTTCGTGCCCCATCTGGTACGTCTTCGCCCTGGTCGATTTCCCTTTGTAGATGCTTCTCCTCAGTGCCTTGGCTTTCGTTCCCCTCATGGTCATTTCTCCTTTTTTTGTCCTTCGTTGTTATGCGTCCCTTTCCCCTGTCAGCGCCATGATTCGTCGGATGCAGACGTTGGCTAGCTGGATCAGCTCGGCCTTTTCGCCATGTTCGCCGTCGATGTCGCCCGCTACATAAGCGCGCCACCACTCGATAAACTCACCATAAATGGCGTTGCCTTGGTCGAGCCTTGGCGTATCCCGCCACATGCCGTGCTTCTCCTTGCTGCGGGCGTTCTCAAGCTTGATCTTCTCGAAAATCTCCTGCATCGTCATCTTCATCCTCCCTGTCATCCTCAAGCGACTCCCAGTATCCCGCTGGCTCCTGCGCGTCGTATCGGCTCTGTAGCGTGTCAAAGCGGCCCATCATCCCTCCGAAACGTCGCCCTGAACTCCTCGCGGATGTCGGCCAACTCCTGCATGAATCCGTGCCAGTGGTCGAGGGCGAGGTTTTTTAGCCAGCTCATTTAGCTCTCTCTTTCATCATGGCATCGGCTAAACCGTAAGCCGTTACCGCATGGCTTTCGGGGGAGATGTCACACGCGTTACTCCACGTTAAAAGCGCATTGAGCGCCGTCGCCGCGAAGTGGTCACGAAGCGTTGCGTCTGCCGCAAGAGGTGCTGCCGCTTCCGGCTTCTCCTCTGCCGCCCGGGCTTCCGCTACCCGGCAGGCTTCGGCGTAGGTTTCGCGGGTGGGACAACCGTGACCATCTGCTTCACATCTGTTATCTTTGCCGTAAAACGGACACTCAGTGCAGTTCACAGGAAAACCTGTCAACCCGCTGAACCTCGGATTATCCACCTTCATCTCCCCGCCCTCCTTGCCGCCCCTTGCTGATCTGCCCACACGTCAAATACTGACACACTCGGTACAGTCAACGTGCAGCTGCGTACGGCGCTCTGAACCAGTAGAACCACCATGATGATCGTAAACGCTGACCAGAACCGTATCCGCGCCAGCCTCTTTTCCTTTTCCCGCCGTTGCGACCTCCACCCTTCCATGCCGCCTCCTCTCCTGATAAAATCGCATGTCCTCTGCTGATACCTTCTTGCCGACTCTGACGCGCTCGGCTATCTCCTCAAGGCGCGTCGGCTCCCTGCGGTAGTAGGGCTTCACAGATCCCTCCCCTTGTGTCTAGAAAAGTGCAGGTTGGCTTTCTGCTTCCTCTTTCGCTTTCAATTGCTGCTCCTGTTTCTTGCTCAGACCGGATGCGCCGTGTTCAGTGCATGAGCCTAGCCGCCTATCGTCAACGCGGTGCATGGTGTGGCGGCGACACGTCGAGCAATAGTGCATCACCTGTGAAGTGTTACGGGTATAGTGCTGGCTCATTAATAGCTCCCTCCCGCCGTGTGGCTGTGCTCCGTCCAATACTGATGCTTGCGCCGCATGTCGATGTACGGGATGCGCGTGAGATGGAGACGGCACGGCTTGCAATAGAATTTCTCACTGGTCCACTCTTGGCAGCGGGGGCATTTGTGGGGAATGTTCATGCTGTCACTCCCATCCGTGTCAGCTCCCCGCGCATGTAGGCGTTTCTCTCGGTGGTCTTGTTGTGTGATACATCCTCAATTGCCCGCCGCGCTGTCTCCCTGTGCATCATCGCTTGCAACTCAGGGCTGAGTGGGCGCGGGCAACCTGCGGGCTCCAGGTAGGCGTCGATCATGACCTTTCCGCCCTCGCCGCATATCTGCTTGGTCGCCAGTTCCCCCTTGATCAGTTCCACCATGTGCTGCGCGTAGGCCAGCGAGTTGTTGGGGGAGAGGATCTTGACGGTGCGCTTGTCGAACTCTGCGCGGTAAACTCCGATTACGTTGAACGGTCCCTGCTCCTCTACATAAGTTTGCATAGCAACCTCCTGTGAGCTGATGGTTAAACCGCTGCGGGTTAGGGGTTAAGTAGCTCGGGGTGTTGGTGGATGTTGCCGATGACCTCAAGCTCCTCCCCGTGCATAAGTGCAGCGGATAAGCCTTTATACTGATTGACGCCTTGGCGACGGAAGCCACCCCATCGACTGTCGTATCCTACTACCCCGATGAAGCGCACGCTTCCGTCGATGTGACCAGGGCGGCTCATTACGGGGTGGGAACCCTTCACCACATCCCCTTCGCATATCTCGACGCCGTTTTTGTCGAGGAGTTCGGTAAACTGCATGACCTCATGGCGCGGCGGGTCAGTGTTAAAGTCAGTTATGAAGGTGAAGCATTTTCCACCGTCCCAATATAGGATTTCACCAACCCTTACAGCGTTCTCAAGCATCTTCTGGTGCCGTCTGTCCCAAGCTCTGAATTTAATTATCCTCACTTCCCACCCCCCCCTATCCGAAATAGCACTCCGTTGACACTTCCTTACACCTCCCCTCTCGCCCAGCGCGGCAGGGTCCAGCGGGTGAAACGCATGTTATGCCCCTGTGCAATCTCTCACGTGAGAGCTGCACCTCAACCCTTTACCTCCAACATAGGCAGAAGAGAAGCCGGGAGCTGCGCCGCACCAGGTACACCGGCCCTTACCGACCTTGGCAGACCATCGGGCTAGTCGGAAAAGTCTGGTAACAATTACTCGGCCCCACATCCGGCCAAACCGGATACTGGCCCACTCGCGCACTCGGAACGAAAGCGGAAGCCGAGCCGGTTTCCTGTCACAGTCACGGCAAACTAGTGCATGCTCATCCATGCCAGTATCGGCGTTATCTTCCCGCCAATATGTATTGTTGCCTCCGCACTTTTTACAAACGTCCTTGCTCATGTTTCCTCCAAAGGTAGCGGCTCAATCCTGACCGCCTCCAGGGTGACGACTGCGCCCTGTTTGCGGCGTTCTGTTGCAAGGTCGCTTGCGGCTTCGATGCTCAGCGGCTGCGGGTTGATGACCGTGCGAGCCGTGCCGAATCCGCTAGGTTGCGGAAAAATGCTAGTCACTATCACGTTGTAGCGTTCCATGACTGCCTCCCTGTGAGGGGTTAGACTGCCTGTGCTTTTTCCTCTTCCGCGATTGCTGCACGGAGTATTGTGCGGATGTAGCTGCTAAGTGTGCGGTCCTTGGCCTTTGCCAGCCTGAACAGCGTCCGTTTCTCTTCCGGCGTTTCTACCTCAAACGTAATCCTGACATCATCTGTGGGCGGCGGTGTTACTGCTTTTCCCTGTTTATTCTGCTTCATCCAAATCACCTCCTTTTTATATTTCTGCGTTTCTTGGCTCGGCCCATTTTCGGATCACCGTATGGGCTAGATAGCCAGTGACATAGCCAGCTGCGAATGACGGGAGCCATATCCAAGCGATGCCTGCCATGCAAAGGCATATTCCCGTTGTTTCTATTTTTTCAAAGCTCATACGGTGCCCCTTTCGTTATTTCCTTCAAATCATTTCTGTTGCGTAACCTTGTAACCTTTTCGTGGTTACCTGTCAACAACATTTTATCATCTGTTGCGAATTTTCTTTGACAACGGTTAGACGTTGGTTACAATATGCTTATAAGACGGTCACTTTCAGCATGTGGAGGGTCACATGGAAATTAATAAGGTTACTGGCGCGAATTTACGGAGGATGAGAATTGAGGCAGGACTCACTCAGGAGGAGCTTGCGCACTATCTGGGCGTGGTCAAGCAGAACGTTTCCGCCATGGAACACGGCAGGCGCGGCCTCAGTGGCTCCACCCTCACCCGCCTCTGCGAAGTCTTCGCCTGCGCCCCCTCCGAGTTCTTCCAATTAGCTCCCGATCAGCAGGAGGGGATAGATAAGCTACTCTCCGAGGAGGTCGGGAAAATGGACAAGCAGGGAAAGGCGAGACTTTACGCGGCGGCGGTGGCGATGAATAGCTGAGAAAATATTTTACTTTCTTTTGATTATTGACTGGACAAAGCAAAAGGGCGGGTGTACAGTTGTTTCAAGAGTGAGGGACAACTAAGGCAGAACGG